TGGATGAAATCTGAATACCAAGATGGAACTATGCCAATGGCTTTCATGGAAACCGATTCAGACGAAATGGACATAACTCGACTGGCTGCATTTGAGCGTGTTTTTAATGACCGCATAACTGGTTCCAACGCAGAACGCCACCGTATGAAGGTACTGCCGAGAGGTTTTAAACCTGTATTCGCTCCAACCATTGATGAGCGTTACAAAGAAAACTACGACAATTTCCTAATTCTTCGTATAGCTACAATCTTTGGTGTTAATCCATCGGCATTAGGAATTGTCCCTCGCTCAGGCTTGGGCGGTGCTGGTGAACGTGAAGGCGAAGCTCAGTCAGCACTCACTACTTCACAAAAGCCACTTGAATCATTCCTCGTAGAAACAATTAACACTCTTTCACGCCGATTCCTTGACACAGATAAAAACATTACGTTTGCATTTGATGACGATGACGACAACGTAAACACTTTAGAGACTAAATCAAAGGCTTATCAGGTATCACTCGAATCAGGTCAAATGACTATGAATGATGTTCGTGGTGAATTAGGTATGCCACTTTACGACATGCCAGAAGCAGACGAACCGTTTATTGTCGCTGGAAATCAAGTCCAATTTCTCAATGGATTACTAGAACAAAACGCAGCCGGTGAAACGGTTGGAATGAAGGAGAACGTTAATGTCGGTACGCAGACACAAAGCCAAAAGCCCGAAGAAACCCAAAGTCCGCAAAGCTCGCAAAGTGGGGATAAAGGTAAGCAGACAGAAGCTGTCGTAGAACAAAAGTCCGTTCACGCAGAGGAGATTTTTGAATTTGCAAGGTTTATTAAGTCTCGTACCAAAACTGGTAAATGGAGAGCTTTCGATTTTGTCACCGTCAATGAGGAACTAGCCGACAAACTAAATAGCGATGCTTATTTCATTGTCAAGGGAACTTCACCAATGCCTGAAAATCTTGTCGATTGGGCTCTAAGTATTACGAAAGCGCAGATAAGCGATAACCCAAAAGGTTTGCTTACTAAGCGTTCAATTTCTGACCTACCCGGAATTGAACATAAACTAAAAATCGAGGAACATTACAAACCTCAGATTCAAAAGGCAATAGCCGACAGCGTTTCTGGCATAGATGCAGCCATTGCACAGGCATTATCAACTGAAAAAAAGGTTGGTGCAGACGTACTTAGCAAAATCAAGTTCGACATTCGACCATTAAAAAAGATAATTACCAATACGCTTTTGGATGGTGGTCTTGTTGGTTCTGCTTATGCTGTTCGCCAATTAGACAAGTATGGAGCTACCGGCGTATCCCAGCTTACAAATGCAGCTATTGGTTTCGATTGGGCTAACTGGAAGCCTGGCGACCCTATTGCAGCTTCACTCGTTAGCGATGGCAAACTACGCAAAACACTTAACGGTATAAATCTCACAATTACAGGTATTAAAAAAACCACAGTTGACCGTATAGGTAATTTAATTGGCGATGGTATAGCTCAAGGATTACCAGCAACCGCCATTGGTAAAAGCATTGACGCTTTTATTAACGACCCTGCTCGTGCCGAAATGATTGCTATTACAGAAACNAACCGTGCGTATAACGAAGGTGCGGTTGACCAATACTCACAATTTGGTGTATCTGAATGGGAATGGGTGGCGTATGATGACGCTTGTCCTGATTGTTTGGACATTGAAGCGAATGGTCCATACTCAACAAACGATAGTCAAGCAGTTCCACCTGAACACCCAAATTGCCGTTGCACGGTAAATGCAGTAATCTCAACAAGTTAACAAGAGGAGTTTTTTTTATGGCAAAAGACATTACCTACGTAGGCTTCGGAGACTTAACATTTAAGTCAACCGATGACGGTTCGATGTTNGTTTATGGCAAGGCAACTGGACCCGACCTTGACCTTGACCAGCAGATTTGCGACGAGAGCTGGCTAAAGACAGCAATGCCNCAGTGGTTGGCTACTGGCGCAAACGTTCGTGAAATGCACAGTTCAATCGCAGCCGGAGTAGGTATCGAACTTAACGCTGATGGTGATGACTGGTATTTGAAGTCGGAAGTCGTTGACGCAAACACCATGAAGAAGGTAGAAAAGGGTGTCCTTAAGGGTTACTCAATCGGAATTAAGGGCGCACGTATCGTTAAGTCAGATGACGCTCCTAATGGTCGTATCGTAGGTGGTCAAATCGTAGAAGTGTCGCTCGTTGACCGACCAGCAAACCCAACTGCAACTGTCGAAATCGCAAAAGCAGTAAATGGCGAACTCGAAATCAGCAAAACTCTCGAAATGGAAGCTTTAATCCCTGATACGCAGATGGCAAAAGAAGGTACAGAGATTCAGCAAGACGTTAATTACAACGAAAGTCATGTAATTCGTGACAGTGAAGACCCATACCCTGCTTCTCGACCTTGCGCTGGTTGCAACGGAACTGGTCGCACAGAACAGACTGACGCAGTATGCGAAGTTTGCGGTGGCGAAGGTTATTCAACTGCTGATGTAATCACACCCGGCAACGACTTCCCTAACATCGTTGAAGATGGAGATGACAAAGCGGTAGAACCAGAAGTCGAGAAAAAAGATTACTCAGACAAGCAACGTCAGAACCTAGCCGACAAAGGTCAGGCACTTCCCGATGGTAGCTACCCAATTAAAACCGTAGGCGACCTTAAAAATGCTATTCAGTCTTTTGGTCGTGCAAAGGACAAGGCAGCAACTAAATCTCACATCATTGAGCGTGCTAAGGCACTTGGTAAAGAGAACCTAATTCCTGAAAACTGGAAAGCTGTTGAAGCAGACGTTGCAAAAGAAATTATGCACAATGCAGATGACTTAAACGCAGTACGTCAATCGCTTATTAACCTTATTCACGCAGAACTCGACGAGATGGCTAATGGTGAGGAAAATGAAATCTGCGACATAACAGAACTCCTATGCGCTTTGGATTATTTCCTTTGCTGGTGGGATGGAGAAGCAGATGAAAATGAAACAGAAGAACCATTTACAACAACAACCGAATCATCAGGAGATGACTACATGGCTTACATTGGACTTGGCGTNAGCGCCGACCTTCTTAAGTCTGCTTCGGCAGATAACGCAACAGACGAAATCAAGTCTGAACTGCGAAACGAAATCGTCAAGGCTTTAGGTCTTGAGGAAACCATCACAACAAAGGCTGAACTAGCAGAAGCAAAAGAGGAGCTAAACCTCCTGAAGGCTGCGTTAGATGAAGTGCGTGAGATGGCTGCACCCGGTGGACCTGTCCTCCGAGCAACACAAGCACAAGCAAGTAAATCTGCTGACGCTGAAAGACTACAAAGTGAAGCTGGTCGGTACCGCAAGCTTGCTCACGAAGTAGTTGACCCATCAATGAAGGCTGGATACTTGAACAAGGCTGCCGAAATGGAAGCCGACGCCAAGAGAATCCTTCAAAACTAATTTATCTAGGAGATAAAACTAATGGCATTTACAGCCCCATCATTAGACCAGTTGTTCGGCGGACTTCCTGCTGAACAGCGTCTTGACCGTTTCGAAGCTTACAAATCAGCACTTAGCGTTTGCCAGTCAAACTCACTCCGTGCTGCTAAGACCGGAACAGTATCATTTAATGGTAATTCACTTGTTAAGAGCGCCTCTGTTGAGGAGCGCATTGGAGAAATCCGTGACCTCGTAACTAAGGGAATGTCTGCTGACCAAATTGGTGACATCACTACTGCACTTGACCGTGTGAGCGATGTAACTAAGGCTGGCTCAGAGTGGACACTTACCAACCCACTTAACAACAGCAACTCTGGCGTAACAGGTCTTGTACCTTACGACCTTGAACCTGCTTTGGCACTTCTTGTTCCTCGCTCGTTCATTCTTCGTAACAGCACAAGCCGTATCGGTGGAATCGGTCAGGCTTACGAGTTCCGTCGCATCCTCGGTGTAACGAACTCGAACACTGGTGGCGTACCAAACATGAGTACGTTCTTCAACCCAACTGGCACAACTGCTCAGTTTGGTCCAGTAACGCTTAACCGCCCAAGCAAGATTGAATACGCTGCTGACAAGATTGTTTTGTCACACGTAAACCAGGGTGTGTCTGACCAAGTTGACCTTACAGCTCAGTTCGCTGGACAGGGATACACAGACCTTCGCCAGTTGTCACACACTTCAACAATCTGGGCTCACATGCTCGGTGAAGAGCGCAACATGCTCAACGGACGTGCTTCTGTAATCAACATCAGTGGTGTATCAGCAGCAGCTACTAACGCAGCAGCTTCTGCAACTGGACTTCCTTCAGGAACCGCAACAGCCGTTTACGTAACATTCTCCTCATCAGCAGGAGAGTCACAGGCAATTACAGCATCAGGAACACCAACTACCACAACAGGTTCAGGTATCACACTTGCAATCACTGGTGGAGTGCCTTCTGGAACTATTGCCGTTAACACATACGTAAACTACTCAGGCACTTACTACAAGGGAACAACTGTTCTAACTAACGGTGTAACACCTGCCACATTTGCAACTGTCGCTGCTCTGCCTTCGACTTCTGCTGACAACGGCTCAGGAAACACACTTGGTTACGACGGTTACGTATCAACATTGACTAACCCTGCTTTGTCAGGAAACGTAGTTGCACTCAACGGAGCTCTTTCACAGAGCGTACCGGGTAACGACTTCCAGTCTGTGTTCTACAACCTTTACTCATCAGTAATTGCTGACCCTGACATGATTTTGACAACTGCTTCAATCCGTAAGGCATTGGCAGCTTCAATTCAGCAGGAAGGTACACCAACTGGTTACCGTCTTAACTACCAGACTGGTAGCGATGGCGTAACAATCGGTTCAGTAGTCACTGCGATTCAGAACGAATCAACAGGAAAGATGGTTGACGTTGTTGCTCACCCATACATGCCTGCTGGTGTTGCTTTGGTTCACAGCAAGACACTTCCATTCCCTGACTCAGGTGTTTCTGAGACTGTNCAAGTGGTAAACGTTCAGGACATGATTGTTCTTGAATGGCCACAGATTCAGTTGTCTTGGGACATTTCGACCTACCAGTACGGAACACTTGCGTTCCGCGCTCCGGCTTGGTCAGGTGCAATCACCAACATCCTTTCATAAGGATAGGTACAAAATCGCTAGTTAAGTAATTAGCTAGCACGGAGAAATGCGGTGCAAGGGTTTGCCTCCCCTGACCCTTGCACCGCTTCTCTTTTTAAGGGAGAATAAATACATGAGACTTGTAGGCAGCGATAAAGGATTACAACAGGTTGAGGTTGGCAATAAAGTCATCAACCGTTCGAAGGATGGTACGTTTAACGTATCGGGAGCAGAAGCAACTCTGCTGAAAAAATCAGGAGACTTCGCTGTGGCTGGTATCACATTTCGTAATGCAAGTGGCTACGTTTGCCAAGACTGCACGTTTGTTGGTCTTTATCGAGACAAATGCGGTAAATGTGGCAGTACCAATTTGATACCAGAGGAACAAAACAATGACTAACATGGCAACCGCATCATGGATACAACAGTCAGGTCGTATCGAACCTTACGTATCTCTGGAAGAAGTTAAGTTTTCCGCTACTGCTTCTGCTATTGACTTTTCAAATCTTGTCGAAAACGGCAGTCAAGCCGTACAAGACCGCTCGCTTGCAGAGCTAATTGTTCGAGCTTCTTCAATGGCAGACCTGTTTACAATGGGTCAATACGGCTCATTAAACGCTACTTACAACACCGAAAACGGTAGATACCGACCAAATCGTTTAGGTCAAGTCATCATAAATCCTTATTTCACTCCAATTCTTGCTGTAACAGATTTTCAAATTGGTTGGGGTCCGGGTCAAGGAATGTATGACGTAACGATTACGCCAGACACCTGTTCTGTGGAGCGTGAGCAATTTATTGTTACGTATGCTTCAAGTATTGGTCTGGCAGTTGGTCCAATAACAATCGCTGGTGGTAATTGGGCTCCTGACGCAGAGCTTTTTGCACAGTGGACTTACATCAATGGTTGGGCTAACACATTTACAACCACAACAACAAACTCAGGTTCCTACACACTCGAAGTAAATGATTCAACTGGAATTTTCCCCGGAATGAACATGACAATTTGGGATGGGATGAATGACGAATACGTTTTGGTTGATTCTTCTTTTGTAATGGGCAGNACGACTGTTCCGCTTACNAACCCAACACGTTTTAAGCACGGAGCTGGTGTCAATTTCTCTGCTATGCCAGCANNCATAAAACAAGCAGTAATTCATTTCGTAGTCGCTCTCGTAAAACAACGTGGACAAGGTGGAATTGTCCTTAACGAAATTGGTGAGCCTTCTGCTGTGACGCCAAAAGCTCAAGGTTCTGCCGAAGACATGATGGCTGCATACGACCTTCTCGACCAATACCGTATTGTTTGGGCTCGTAGTTAATGTCCAGAGCTACGGTTCGAGCAGCAATTACCAATTATCTTGTTGGTGCAGGTATTACAAACCTTTCGACTGTTAAACCTTTTCCTGCAAAATTCACTCCTGAAATGGAGTTTTATGCTGGTGAAGACCCCGGACATAGCTCAGGTGCAATTCTTTACATCTATTTCGAACGTGAATCCGAAAAACGTATTGCTTTAGGTGGCGCACATTCTGGTAAAAAAGCCGTTGAATACTCGGTTGTTTTAGATTGTTTCCTTCGTTCTACTCATCGCAAATCAGAGGACGCCGGTGCTGATAACGAGGAATTTCTTGATTCTTTAATTGCAGCGATTAGGGCAGACCGTAATGCTGGTGCGCCTGGAATTATTTTTCAATGGGGAGAGGGTCTTTTTCCCGGTAGTTCTGACATAGATGTAACCTCGTATTACCCACGTCAATTAAACGGTTCTGCTAGTTCGACACAAATCTATTCTTCGGTTAGAGTTGCAGTCATTGAGATTTTGAACACATAGGAGCATTATGTCAAAGTTCANTTACACAGGCGACCAAAAGCGTGTTTATCCACACATAACCGTTACTGGTGCTGTCCTTGTGGCAGAAGCCGGTAAGACCTATGACCTTGAATTTCAGCCATCTGATGGTCGTTGGGAAGCAGTATCAACTCCAAAAGCCCCTAAGACGACCTTACAAGCCGATTCTGAGCCCGCAATAGAAGAAGTAACCCCAACC